CTCTTGCGCGCTTCAAGCTGTTGCCAGAGCGTGTCGGTTTCGGCGCGGAACGCCGCGTCATGCCGCGGCGAGCGGCTGTCGTAACGCGGGTCCATGCGGCGCGCCAGAATATCGGCCTCGCTCAGGCCGCCGGCAGGCCCGCCGCCGGCGCCGATCGCCACGCTGCCGTCGGTGGCGGTGAACTTGCCGACGATCTTTTCCAACAGGCGGAATTCCTTGGCCTGTGGCAGCAGCGACAGCAGCGTGTCGTATTCCGCCTTATCGATCGCCTTGGCGGCGAGCAGGCCGTCGAGCTTGTTCTTGGCCTCCGGGATGCGCTTGGCCGCCGCCACGCGGCGCGCGCGCGGGTCGGCGATGTCCATGTGATCCTTTTCCAACGCCGCGATCTGGGTTTCCGGGTCGAACGCGCTGGCGTCCGGCACCAGCCCCATCTTGTCGAATTTCTCCAGCAGCTTCGGCACCATGCCGCTGAATTGCTTGTCGCTCAGCCCAAGCTCGTGTGCCACTTCGCGCAGCGCGCCGATCGCCGGGTCCTTGGTCATATCCTTGCCGAGCTTCTTGGCGATTTCGGGCGCGATCTCGCCGACGGCGTAGCCGTCCGGCTTCTCCGGCACGGCGCCGCGCTTGCTCTGGCTGTCACGGAAGCCCTTGTTGATCTTGAGCAGATTGTCGATCGTTTCGGTGTTGCTCTTGCCGACCAGCTCGGGCGCGATGCCGTTGGGCTTGTAGAGATCGCCGGCTTGGCTCGCCGGAGCGCCGCCAGACGCGGCGGCGGCCGGTGAACCAGTGGGCGGCGCGGCGATAGGGATCGAGCTCGGTCCGCCGGACGGTCCGCCAGGATCATTGCCGCCAGCGGGCGGCGAGCCAGCGGCGGGTGGCGGTGAAGATAGTGGGGTTTGATCGGCTTCTGGAGGCATGGGAGGGTTCTCCGTTGGTGGTGCTTAAGAACGAAATGTCGCCGCCGGTGGCGTGCTTGAGCGCGGCCAGCAGCATGGCGGCGATGGAATTCTGCCCTTCGCGCAGCAGGCCGTAGCCCGCGATCTGTTCCAGCGTGAAGCGCAGATCGCCGTGCCAGGAGGCGCGCCGGATCGAATTGTCGAGAATGAACTCCAGCACGCGGCGGCCTTGCGGGGTGCGCGCCACCCACAGCACGTCGTCGGCCAGCGCACGCTGGCGGTCGACGCGGCGGGATTTTTCGGCGTCGGTGCGGTCGGTGGCGGCGCTAAGGGCTTCCCAGCCGCCGTCGGCAAATTGCTTGAGCAAATCCTCCATGCTCGGCTGCGCGCTCATGGCAGGCCCGGCAAGGTTTGCGCCGGCGATCCCGGTGCCGCGGCAGGCCCGGCATTCTTGACGCTTTGTTGGGCGGCGATAATCTTGCCGATCATGGTCTTGAGCACGGCGCGGTCCTGGTCGCTGCGGATGCGTTTTTCCGGCAGGCCGACGTCGCGCATGATGTCCATCAGCGTGCCCTCGACGTCGGCCAGCAGCGCGGTGATTTCCAGGCCGACCAGCGAATTCGAGATCGTCAGCGCTTCCACGTTGGTCTGCGCCGCGCGCGTGCGCCGCGCGCGCGCGATCGGCGACACGATCGAGCACTTCACCAGCAGTTGGTCGATGGTGAGGCTGGTCGGCAGAATTTTTTTCTGCTCTAGGATATCGAGCCGGCGCGCCACCGCGGCGCGCACGATTTCCAGCCCGAGCCGGCCGTCGACACCGGCCCAATCCATGTCGAGCCGGCGCATGCGCTCGATGATCTCGGTCGGCGAGCGCACCGCGCCGGCGATCGGCGGCAGCGTGTCGTCGAAGGTGGCCTGCTTGATCTGGTCGCGCTCGTCGTTGAGCACCACGCTGGAAATGTCGAAGTCGCCGGGGATCTCCAGCCGCGACACCGAGGCGCCGAGCGGGCCACCGGTCGAGGCTACTTTCCAGAATGCGCCGGGCGCAAAGCGCGCGGTATCGGGGTCGAACACGCCGTCGTCGCGCTGCATCCACAGGCCGAGCAGGGCGAAGGCGGCGGCCTTCAAGGCCAGCTCGCGCGACTTGTTGGCGGTTTTCTGGAACGGCAGCGCCAAATGGCCGACGCCGAAACCGTGCGGCAGGCCGGGCAGCACAAAAAACCGCGGCGTCAGCCAGGGCGTGGTGCGGGAATTTTCGTCAGCCGAAAACTTGTCCTCGCCCTTGACCAGCGCGCGGTGCTGCCAGCGCCGCGTTTTGTAGTCGCGCGCGGTGTATTGCGTGACCTCGATCTTTTGGTCCTGCTCGGCCTTGATCTTCTGTCTGAGCGCGTCCGAGAACTTGGCCTTGGGGAACAGCTCGGGCAGATATTCGGCGCAGTAATCCTTGCGCCACACCGTGCCTGCAATGCGGTTGTAGGGATCGGCTTCGAGCGCGATCTCGGCAGCCGGCACCGCCACGTCTTGCACGATGTCGTCGCCGTCGCTCGGGTTCGACAGCATGGCGCCCTGGCCGGAGAATAGATCGGCATACATTTCATGGCTGGCGGTGTGGAAAGTGCCGGTGGAAAACGTGGCGTCGACGATGCGGGTGATGTCGTCGAGCTGGACGGCGAGCGGTTTGCGGTCGGCTTCGTTCCGCACCATCGGCCCCGGTTCGAGCGCGAAAAACCGTTCGTCCGGCGGCGTCAGGTCGGCCTGCACGCGGCCGGCGAAGCGGAAATTCGCCTTCATGCCAGTGCCGTCGAAAATCTTGTCCATGTTGGGCGCGCCGCCGGCCTTGTCGGCGTTGCGCCGCATCGGCGACATGTGCTCGTGGATCTGATCGAGCGCGTTGCGGTATTGGTCGGCGGCGGCCCAGATACGATCGGCGCGCCGCTTGATGCGGGCGAAGTCGCTGCCGCCGCCGGCCGGCGCATCTGCCATCGGGTGACCCCTTTAACCGAGCGTGCTGGAGAGCTGGCGATCCGGATTGAGATAGGCCAGCAGACCGCGTTTTCCCCGCGCGCCGATCGTCAGATTGGCGCGCTGTTCGGCGATGTCCCGATCTGCTTGCAATTTGGAGTTTTGCTGGGTGGCGGCGGCGTTGGCGGCGGCGATTTCGGCGCGGTTATCCGCCGGCGCCACCTGCTGCTGCGTCGGCGGCGCCTTGGCGCCCAAAAGTCTTGCGACGGTTTCCATTTGTTTGTTCCCGTTCACTAGCCCACAGATCATGGCCTTGCACGGTCAGCCGGGGGACCAGCCCAACGAGCCGCGCCAGCTTGGCGGCACTCTCGCGTTCGCCGTCGAGATCGGCGATCACCACCCCACCGGCCGCCGTCAGCGCCGCGATGTAGCCGTGCGCCAGCCGCAGCACGCGGGCCATGTGGCGGGAAAGCCCGTCGCCCGCGATCAGCCACAGCACATAGACCGGCCGGCCGGCGGCGAGCGCGGCCAGCTCGGGCGGCGGCGCCTCGACCGGCCAGAAGCCGGCAATGCCGAGCGGCACGCCGTTTTCGCGCAGCGTGTAGCTGTAGCCGCGCGTGAGCTGGTTGAGGTCGGACACCAGCAGCCGCAGCACGCTGCCTGCGCGCGCGCCGCGCGTCAGCAGCGCCAGCACGTCGGCGCGGGTGGCTGGGCTGTCGAGGGAGATCATGCTTTTTCTTCGATCGCCAGCGCCAGCGGAAACGGCTCCGTGGACCACCGCCACGCCGGATGTTGCCATTGGAACCAGGAGCGGAACGGACGCACCTGACCTCCGGGCGCCACATTGATGGTAATCCGGCACAGAAAATCGTTTTGGGATGGCCCGACAAAGCCCTCGGGCCGCCGCCAACTCTCGCACTTCACCGCGCACGGGCGGAGTAAATTCTTTCCTAGTGCTGCCTCGACTTTGGTCATCAACACTCCGAGCACCGCCATCGTCGGCACCGGCCCAGGGACCGCAATCGATGCTGTGCTCCACTGCATCACGGAAACCGCGTCGCGCGTTTGCGGGTCCACCATTCGTCGCCTCCATCGGTTAAACCTTGAATACGTCGAAATCGCCGGGCTTGCCGGCCAGCGCCGGCAGCCGCCGCGCGGGCTGGCCACGCACCGCGTAGCTCGGCACCACCGCCTTGGCGCCGACGACGTTGAGGCGGCCGCGCGAATTCAGCACGTCGTATTGCATCGCATCGTGCGGGTCGGAATATTCGTTCTTGTCGACCTGCGGGTTGAGCGGCGCGTCGGCGTCGCCGCGCAGGCGGCGAAACCTGTAGTGCGAAATGAAGCCCTTGCGCAGCATCTTGCACTTGGCCGAAAGCTGGAACGCCGGCACGCGCTCGCCGTTCGGCAGCAGGATGTCGGGCGCGATCAAGAGCTGGCGCACCGCGTCCTGCCGCACGCCCGGCTCCTGGCTGGGCGCTAGTTGCACCGGCACGCCGAGCTTTTTCTGCAGCGTCTCGTACCAGGCCAACTCGCCGCCCTCGCGATCGGCGCCATAGGCGGCGGCCGGATCGGCGGTCGCCAGCGCCACCGGCAAATTGCGATAGTCGCGGTTGAGGTGGTCGCGCACGAAATCGCCGAACTGCGCCGCGCCCATGCGGCCGGGCACCAGCTCGTCGATGACGCGCCACTGGCCCGAGCTCATCCACTGCGAGATCGTGCAGGCGGGGTTAACCAGGTTCTGGTCGAAGCCGAGCCGCAGCGGGCAATCGGCGGGCGCGATGACGCGGTTGTTGCAGTGCTTGAGATCGTCGTATTCGGGATAGACCGCCTCGCCCGACCGGCTGGCGCCGAACTTGCCGTGCACCATGCGGTCGACCCACCATTTCGGGTTGGCCTCGGCCAGCCGCACGTAGTAATCGCGGCCGCCCTGAATGTTCTTGATGTTCTCGGCATCGGGCGACAGTCCGCCCGGCTGCTGGAACAGCACGTGGTGGGCGAGCGGCTCTTCGGCAAAATCGCTGTAGAAATAATTCTCGGTGTCCGGCGGGTTGGTGATCGCGTCGAGCACGCCGCGGATCTCGGTACCGGGCGGCAGCAGCTTTTTCGGCGGGTATTGCCCGATGCGCGACAGCAGATAGGTCTTGACGTGGCGGGCCTGCAGATCGGCCTCCTCCTGCAGCGCGTCGGAAAATTCGGTGCCGCGCGTCAGGTTTTCGATGGTGTCGCCCTGGATCGAGATGAAGCGCGCCGACAGCTTGAGCGGCGCCACCGGCGTGTCGAAGGTCAGCTCGTGCGTCGCCGGCCGGCCTTCCGAGCCCGACCACTTGCCCATGTTGGCGGCGAAAATCTCGTGCCACGCCTTGATGGTGGTGGCGTACAACGCGCCGTAGCTCTCGCGCACCACGATGAACGAATAGCGGATGATGCCGTCGGTGCAGACCGGGAAGCCGACGCCGCGGCGCAGCCGCTTGTACAGCGCCGACACCGTCTTGCCGCCGCGCACCGGGCCCATCAGCCCGTTCACCATGGCGTCGGAATTGATGAATGCGGCGGTCACCGGGCCGGGCGGCTGGAAGTTGCGGATGTCGATCATGCGACGATCTCCCCGCCCCCGAACCCATGATAGTGAGTTTTTGGTTTCCGGTTTCCGCCACACTCGCGCTGCGGCATTTCGTGTATGAGCACCCCCCGGGTGAGCAGGCGGTCATGCGTTTTCCGGGGGGCCTCGCCGCGCGCGGCGCCTGGCGCATGACGGGGGGTGGTCGGCGCGATGCTATGCGTCATGCGCGTGCCGCGCCTCGATCGACCGCCCGCCGAGGGGCAAGCCACTGATTTTCGATCAGCGGCCCAAGGCCGCAAAGACACAGCGTTATCAATCATTTGACGTTTCCTTGCGACTTCTCGCTTTGCGACTTATCGCCATCGACACTCGAAACAGCCTGATTTTGCTGCACTTCCGTGGCCAGCAGCTGCAGGTCGGAAACGCCCCAGCGCCGGCCGATCTCGGCCACCTGGTCGGCGCTGATGCGGCCGAGGATCAGCATGCCGGCGGAGCGCTGATCGACCTCGACGGCGAGCGGCATGCGCTGGTGCAGGAAGGGCGCGAGCTCGGACCACAGATCCTTGAGCCGGTCGAAGGCCTCCAGCCGCGAGCACTGCAGCTCGGCCGCCAGCGATGTCGGCGTGTGCATCGACCATTCCATGATCCGCTGCAGCGGCGAGACGCCGCGCCCGAGCAGATATTCGCGGAATTCCTTGGTGCCGAGGTTCTGAGCGCCGGCCGGCCGGCCCGGCCCGTTGCGCGCGCGCAGCGCCAGCTGCAGGTGCGTCGCGCGGCCGCCGGAAAAGCGCGTCGGCGCCGGAAATAATTCCAGCGCCTCCCCGCGTGTGGCCTCCACCACGCCGTTATGCTCATCGGCCGCCGCCGCGATCGCGTCACGCACCACGCCGCGCTTGCCCTCGTCGGCGCTCATGCCGTGACCCCTGGCCATTTCCCGTCATATTTAATTCGGTTTTGCCGACCGTTGCGGCCCAAGCCACTGATCGACCGAGCGTATTCCGCCGCCGCAACGGTCGCTGTTGCACCGTTGCGCCCACCGTTGCGCGCCAAGCAGTTGAACTCTCTCTCATTATTCTTCTCTGCAACGATGCAACGGTAAAATGACATATGCCTCATACGCGCGCCCGCGCGCCTGTGAGACCCATGGCGTTGCAGCGTTGCAGCGTTGCGTAGGATGATTTTCATTAGAACCTCAGAGGCTTGACCAGCAACGGTGGAGCAACGCTAAGGCTCGACACCGTTGCACCCCCGAACCCATCGGCAGCGCGAACGAGACCGCGCGAGATTCTTAATTGCACCCTATGGGTTCGGGTGCGGACGGGGGACCGGCGAACGAACGCGAGCGTGATGGTGGCGTGCGATAC